TTGCCACTAGCAGTGTTTACAACAGTTACTTCTTTTGTAACCACACCACCTACACCAATAACATTAACATCGGTTCTAATTGCTTCAGAACCTAGACTCGTAGTTAAACCAATACCTGTTGGAGATACAATTGCACCACCTGTTGCTATTTCTGTTCCAAGACTACTAGTTATAGCATTTCCTGTTGGGAAGGCTGTTTTTCCTATGTTTATGCTTACACTCCCAGTATCTGCATCTAATTCTGGTTCGCTTGAAGCGACAACGGTTATAACCCCATCACCACTAATAGAAAAAGTACCAATTGAACTTGTAGCCTCAACACCTGTTGCAAATGTAGAAGTTCCTAGTGTTCCAACAGCAGATGACATACCTGCCGCTGTAATTGTTGGAGCTACATCGCCACGGAATACCATAGTTCCTGGAGTAGAAGTTGCACTTACACCTGTTAAAGCATAACTCGCTGCGGTAATTCCCCAAAGGTTATCACCCCAACCAATTTCTACATTTGATGATCCTGCAAATGCTCTGCCCCAACCACTTTGAAAACCAGTAAAGACTGATTCTGAACCAAGAGAAGAAGTTGCAGAACGCCCACTAGGGGTTACATTTGCTGATCCAACAACAGATGTAACATCATTTGTATTTGATTGAAGTACAGGTAAAGTTGGAGCTGTTAAAATTTGGCCACCAGTAGCAACAGCCGTACCTGTAAAAGATGTAGTATCTCCTGCACTTGTAAGCGTTACACTACAAGACCCCGTAATAGTTGGGGTAGTAGTTGACGAAGTGAGGCCGACACCCGTTGCTTCGACAGGAGCGTATTGTCCCCATGCACCACTGCCCCAAGTTTCTCGACCCCATCCTTGGATGGAAGCCATAATTTAATCTCCTATGCGATTCTTAAAATTGCAGCAGTTGCTTCAGCAGCAGGGAATGTAATTGTAAACGTTCCTGATGTTGAAGTTTTAACTCCACCAAAATCTAAAACACAAACAGCAGCATTAGTTGTTAAACCTGTTACTGTTGAACTATTATAGATTACAGCAGCTTGTGCTGAAATAGTTGCACTTGTAAATGATAAGTCTGGTGAAAAATCACAAACAGCAGTGTCACTTGATAATACTGGTGTTACTGATGTTAATGCCCCACCGCCCTCTGAATAAGTGCCTGAGTTTGCAACTTCATCTGTTCCTTGCCAGACAGTTGTTGATTTACTTAATGTTGCTTCTGAATCGTAAAGTGCTAATTTAAAAGCGTTCCCTGTCGTTGCCGTAAAATTGTGTAGGCCTTTCAGGATCTCCACTTTAAAACTGTTACATACAGCTTGATTTATTGCCATAATAATCTCCTATGGGTTCCTTGATTCGAGAGGGATACGAATAACGCCGTCCCGAAATTCGTCTCTGCGGTCACGCCCCATCTCATATGTGGCAAGAGCCTGCACAGACTGATTAAACATTTTATCATAATATTGTATCATATCTGCTGGACCTTTCAAGTATCCAAGTGCTTGTAAAATACAACCATATAATAGCACGTTTGGAGCATTTTGACTTAACCAGGTAGAAGTAAAACTACTTGTTAAACCATCAGGCTTGTACGTGTATGCGAGCTCCACATCAATGGCAGCATCGGGGGTTGGCGCTAAATAGTGCGTATCTTGATCCCACATAGCATAATATTTAGGGGTAGATTTTGCTGTTCTATCTGGCCAGTATTCATTCATAAACGAAATATCTTTTTGAAGCAAGGTTGTTCTTTCATTTGCAGTTGCTCCTGTAGTAGAATAAATTTGCATGTATCTTGTTGCTTGCCAATCAGAAGGTAAAGGTAAAAAAGGATTACCAACAGTTAATGTAGCATAATAATATTGACGATAATAATTTAAATCTACTGTTCTCATTATTTGATCTTCAATAGATTTTATAAAAGGTTGAATAATAGAATCAGATAATACTGAAGTTGTAGTTTCAGTATAATTTCTTACATTATCATTTAAATCAGAATAATCGGTCATGATGTACTCACTGTAACATTTCCAACACGAGATAACAACTGTGTCCTTAGTTGAGGTTGTTGATCGCTAAGAGGCATCATACTTCTTTGAGTATCAGCATAAGCTACACCATTAGCATAATAATTAGTAACAGGTTCTAGTAAAGTTTGAAAAGAATTAACAGCTTGACCATCTCCTGTTCCGTCAAAAACATCTCCATTAGGAGAAAGAACAATATTTCCTGTGGCTCTTCTAACTGCATTATCACCTACATAAACAGTAGAATCAGCTATTTGTGATCTAGGATGTTGTAAAGATTGAGGATCAGTAGGATGATATTGTGGGTTTAATTGTGGTTGTTTAGGTTCAAATTCAGAAACATGAACCCAAGATCCCGTCCATTCTTGCACCATTTCATTATAAGGAAATGCCATTCCTGATCTATCAGAAATTCTTTTTGCAAATTTACCAGATGCATATCTTCCCATTAATAGCTCCCTGCTGTAACACCTATATAAGGAACAAAATGAGAGCTAACATTTCCTCTATTCGTATCTGCTGCTCTTTTAAATTCTTCTTCGTAAACTAATTTTAAAATTTGAGTTCTATCAGGAGCATATTTTAAAGCTAAGTAATATGCTAGACCTGCTGTAAGACAAGGTAAAAATGAAAAAGGAACTTCATTATTATTAGTATAAGCTCCAGAATCTTTCATTCGTAACATAGCATAAAATACTACCGTATAAACCTGATCCGCTGCTGGATATAAATATAAAGTAGGATTAATTGTTTTTTCAAAATAAAATTGAGATGGTCTTCCGCTTGTTGTTTTAACTGTATAATTTAAATAAGTAGAACGACTAATAGGGGTAGTAGAATACTCATTATTATTAGCATCTCTTATAACTAAATCCGTAATATCTACAATTTCAGAAGCAGCATTAGCTCCTGAACCATATAAATCAGTTCCAGAAAGACTAGTAGTATTAGCTGTTAAAGAAGCAGTTTGTTTTTTTATAGTCCAAAGATTGAGTCCTCTATTAGACCATTCAGCTAAAAGAAGATTTAAAGAACGACGTGCGGTTTTAAGTTGGTAACCAGTACGATCTTGTAAACCGCATCGTTCAAAAGCTTCTTCAACTATTTCATCAATAGATAAATCAAAATTTGCTGTAGTTGCATAAGTAGGCATTTAATTATTTAGATTTTTTCATACCGCGTTTTGCCATTCCACCACCGCGTTTATTAATAACCCCTTTACCTTTACCACTACCAAATTTACCATAAGATTCATTTGCGCTTGCTTTTAATTGTTTTTTTGTTCTTTTCTTTTTAACACGCATTGCAATTGATTCATCTTTACGGTCTTTAAAACCTTGTTCTTTTTTGCCGACACGACCACCGCGTTTCATTCCAGATGGTCCACGATCCATTAACATAGTAGGCATACGTTTTGATCTTTCATCAGTACCATAACCTCTTGAATACATCATGTCACCTGTACGGCCGCCCATATTCATTTTTTTAACTTTTCCGCCACCTCTCATTTTAGCAGTTTTCTTTTTACCCATCATACCGCCACCTCGCATTTTTGCTGTTTTCTTTTTACCCATCATGATAGACCTCCATTGATCTTTTTGTATTTATTATTACGAGATACTACGACGTCTCGATAGTATTCGTTAGGCCATTGTTTATAATAACCTTGTTTTTTTAATTTATCAGAAGCTTCCTGTAATTGCGAGAACTTTTGTACTAGCATCATGGAATACTTGAGATTACTTTCTATCTTAGGGATCTCTCCTCCAGGAGACACTAAAAATTCTTGATCTTCTGCTGTTGCAGGATTGTTAGGATGAAAGCTCATAAAGTACATATCTTCCTTATTATAATAATCATTATATTCTTCTGTCACAAAATGTAAGTCATTGGAAGAGTAGCTATAGTAAGGATCGCAAAAAATTAAGATTTCAACTACAGAAAAATTAAGATTTTTAAGACAGTTATTTAATTCTACTTTATATCTACTTCCTTTATTTTTAACGGATACCCATACTTTTTTATCCAACCATGCTTTTTTAGCAAAAGGACAAGCAGGAACTCCACCTAAATGAAGATTAGGAACTTCAAGATAATGTTTAGACCATAACCTAACATCGTCTATTATTTTTTTCCTTGTCGGTTGTATTTTTTCCATGATTTTAATTTATGTTTATTTTTAGGTTTACTTCTTGTTGAATTTCCTATTGATGTTCTTTTACGAATAGGAGTAAAATAATCATTTCGTGTTGTAATGTGAGCCATATTTTACAAATAAGTAATAGCTCCCATTACCCACATAGTTCCAAAAAATATATAAAATATTGTTACAGGTTCCATTAATCCCCGTACTTATCTTCTATAATTTTATATATTTTCATATTACCTTCTGCATCTGGTCTTAGTTCTGCTTTGACTTGACCACATTCATAACGAATAGTGTTAACTCTATTGTCTGAAAGGTTGCGCTCGGCCTCACGTTTAGCTTTAAGGCAGTGTGATAATCCATCAGTTATCATATGCCCATCTAATGAACCATTGACAAACATGCACAGTGAAAACACCATTGCGATTGTACTAGTGACTGGTTCCATTTTTATTCTCCCTTACTTTATCTTTTAATTTTTCTACATCCCCTTGTAGTTTTAAAACTTGTGTTTTTAAAAAATCAATATTTACAGTATTAGACATCATAGATTCCATTTCTTTTTGCATTGCTTCTACTTGTGCGGACATAAATTCTATTAACATATACTGTTCTGAGTCAGCGGGCAAGCTTCCCATTTCACCTCTAGGCCATTTAATTCTGAACTCGGTATTCTTTTCTAAATCTTTTTCTGTTAAAACTAATGCAGTTTCTACTTGCGTTAGCCGGGCTATCACGCCAAAATAGGCCCACGTTCCCAAAGAAACTAAGGTAATTAGACTGACAACCGTTTTAAGGGGCATCTGTACATTGGTGTTTTCAGCTATTTTCATTGTACTTTATTTTTTACACCTTTACACATCTCTCGTACAGCATATTTAAGCATCTTCTTTTTTTCCTTGTGTTGGTAGTCGTGTTCCTCCTACATATAAACCAAACCATGCAGCACCAGCACCTACAACTACTGACACAAAAGCTGATTGTGCATTTGTAGGATCAGGTAATTGCATAAACCATTCGGTTGTACGCCAGAATGCTACTCCGTATAAAGTAATTAATAGTCTAGGAAAAATTCTCCATGCTGATAATCGCTCTGGTGTCATTTAACATTTCCATCTTCTCCTTGCTTGCCTTAACCTCGAATTAGGATTTTTAGCTGCTCCAGGAAATTTTTTCATTTGTCCTGCACTACGTGCACAATATGATTTGCGCCGATTTGCAGCTTTGGAACCTTTTTTAACTTTTCCAGTTACAGCCGTTTTTAATTTTGAACCAGGATTATCTCGGCGATATTTTTTTACCCCGGCCTTAGTCATTCCCGCCCCAGACTTAGTGGGGCGGAAGTATTTTTTTGTCTTAGGTGGTTGCTTGTCTCTTGTTCTAGCCATAAATTACATTTACTTTAGTAGCATGATTGAAGAAAACATAGAGATCAGTATCAAATTTTAATCCCATTTCAGGAAAATCAATTTGAAGCATGTCCCCTGCTCCTGCTTTAATAGCAGGAGTAACTTGAGTAAATTTAACAGTGCCACTTGCACCATTATCTACCAAATCAATCTTACCTTCAGTAGCACCACATTGAACAGTTAATCCTAACACACGAGCAGGAGCACTAAGTGTATTACTTCCTGCACTTACTTTAGTAGTTACTTGTCCACTAGAAGTTAATTGTTTAGTTTTTAAAGCAAACATTATTAACTCCAAGGATTAGCGAATGCACCGTTTCCAATTAATTGTGCTTCAACTAACCAAAGTAAACCATCAACAGCTCTACATCTAATGTGAGCTCCTTCTAGTCCACCTTTAGTAGTTGCAGTTAAAGTTAGTGTATCAGTTCCACCTGCTGTAAAAGCAGTTACAGCCCCTGGATCAGTTGCTGTGTTGTTGTAGATTGCCATACCTCTAAATACATCTGCCGTATCTCTACCTGCTGCAGTTCCTGCATTTAAAGTAAAAGTGTTAGCAGCCGTTAAACTTGCAGTCATTAAAAACTCATAGACCATTCCAACTCTACTAGTATTGCTTGGTCCAGTTCCTGGTCCTGCAATCTCATTATTTGCTGTGTTTATAATTGAAGGTAAGTTAAATACAGTAACGGCGTTTCCGATCTGTACAACTTTGCCTTGATATTTATCTATGCCTGCAATATCAGTTCCACCGTCTGTGGTTCCTGCTCCTATTGATTGAGCCATATCAGGACCTGTTCCTAAGAACCCATTAAGGGATCTTACTGGGCCTTGAAAAGTAGTTCTAGCCATTTTATTCTCCTTTGGTCGTATAGACCATTATCGTTACACCGTCTCTATACCGTCTGCCTAGCCAGTCTGTGTAACTAAATTAATACTAGGAACTTATTTTATAAAACAAAAAAGGCGGTCTTGCAACCGCCTTCTTCGTATCTGGGAGGATCCAGTGTAAGTTTTAATTAACTACCTTGTGATGCATAAACAGCTCTAGGATCAGAGTAACCAAAGCTATATCTCTCTCTAGCTTTGTATCTCATGTTTCCTGTATCAAAATCGCCTTCCATGCCTGTAGCAAGGGCAGCTCTTGTGAAATGTTTAAATCCATTAGGACAATCAGTTTTAATGAAATATGCATCAGTATCAGTTAAGTAGTGATTTACTACATAACCTTCTGGTAACATACCCATATTTCTGAGAGCGTTAATATCGTTGTCAGCAGTACCAACTCTTAGAGTAGAATTTAAAATTCTATCAGCTACAAATT